GAAACGTGGATGAGTATTGCAGTCAACGGCACCGCTTGGAGTAAAACTAAGAAGTTTTTGGAGAAAGGAGCAGAGGATGGACGAGAAGAAACGAGTGGATCAGATAGCGATGTTCCTAATGCTGTGGAACGCGGCACTGACCGTGATGGTGGTGATAGCCCTGCTCCGCTGAAGCCGCTGGAGTTGGAGGAAAACAACGTAGGGCATATCGACTCCCGCGCTATCTCAGAGTTGTCCGAGAGTGCAGTAAGGGCATTTGTGGACACGGTAGCGAATGCGTTGGCCGTCTGTGATCGTAACGCCGAGCGCATCGAACAACGCGATGCCGAGATCGTGGCGGCGATACTCGACCTTCGCTATCATGTGAGCTTATCGAATGATAAGCAGAATAAGATGCAAGAGCAGATCAATGAGATTCTGGAATGTCAACTTGTGGGACTATACGACTACATCAAAGCAGTAGAGACTCGCGTTAGCAAGCTGGATGCCTACCGTGAGGTAGACGAGCCGACTATCAAGCTTAGGCTGGACAAGATGCAAGAGCGCATAGAGAAGTTGGAGATGATAGTCATCTGAATTTGAAATTGGAGAGTGAATGATGGAAACGGTTGAAGTGCGTGGAGAGCAATGGTATATCTACGCAGAGTCGCCAACTCTTATCACTCTGCGACCAGTGGAGAGCGGCATACGAGGCCAGCGGCGAATTTTAAGATTATCACAACTGGCGTATGCTGAGAAATTAGGCATATCACAGTCGTATCTATCAAAAATAGAACAAGGAATAGTCCCTATAACAGAAGCGGTTAAGCTTCGAATAGCCAAGCTCCGCGAGAGCAAGGAGAGTGAATGATGGAAACGATTGAACCGCTGGAAGATTATGTCTATGAAGAGGAAGCGCCAATGGTGGCGAACACATCTGATGCGGAAGATGCCTTTCGCCATCTGCACTATTGGATGGAACAAGAACGTCAGGTCAAGGTCCACGCCAAAGCAGAGATCGATAAAATCAGTCTATGGGAAGACCTGCGCCTAATCAAGATCGCCAAGAAGCGAGCATGGCACGAACACGCCCTACGCGCTTATATGGAGTCGACCCGATCAAAGAAGCTAGAGCTAGTGCATGGCAAGGTCTCTATCGTCATGGGCCGCGAGTCGGTCCAGATCGAAGACCCCGATACCTTCAAATCGTGGGCTGTGAAAGAGGGCTACCTTAACCTTCTCAATGAGAAGACCACAACGACCCCCGACAAGAAGGCAATCATGGCACACTTCAAGGACACAGGCGAGGTCATGGAGAGCGTCACGATAGAACGTGGCCCCGATAAACTTACTGTCAAGCTGAACGAACATGTAGTGGAAGCTACCCCCATCACAGGTTCAATCGAAAGCGGAGAGCCCGCGTTCGATTAAGTCCAAGTCGAATAGCAGGGTTTAGCAGTGGCTTGACAGTGTGAGTGCTTGTCGTGACATTCTTTTTGAGCGTAATTTTATTTTTTACGCAGAAAGGAATGCACGATGAGTGACTCGCATACGGTACAATTCAGAACCGAGAAGGCCCTATGGACTCGCTTCCAAGAGGCGACTGAAGGTTTGAACGTAGTGCCCAGTGCAGTGCTACGCGATTACATGCGATCCTTTGTGATAGAGAATGACCAAGGGTTAGACATCTTGGATCAGGCCGAGCAAGACATCCGTGCTATGATCGGAAGCCGCGAGATACCTCGCCCTAAGCCAACGGCTAAAGCAGTGCGGTCAGGGCGTGAACTCTGGCTAGAGCCCCAACGATAAGGGGGAGGGGAGTAGGCCACAGGTTCCCCGACCCCATCGCTGTGAACGTAGCTCAACTGGATAGAGCATCTGACTGTGACTCAGAAGGTTGCGGGTTCAAGTCCCGTCGTTCACCCCAATCAACCGAAAGGATCAGCCTATGGAAGACATGTTAACCGCACGCCTCAATGCCCCTCTGCCCCGCGATGCCGTAAAGACACGCAAGCAGGGGGGTTCGTCGTTAGCCTACGTCGAGGGCTGGTGGATCATCCAGCAAGCCAACGTATTCTTTGGCTACGATGGATGGGAAAGCCGAGTGATCGAACTCAGAGAAGCCGACCTCTCAAACTATGAGAAGAACGGCCGCGAGATGTTCCGCTGTTCGTACACTTGCCTCATGGAAGTGTCCATGAAGGGTGTGACCCATCAAGACGTTGGCGTAGGCACGGGCTTTGCGGGTGCTCCCGGCGATGCGATAGAGGGAGCGGCGAAGGAAGCCGTGACCGATGCGCTCAAACGGTGCGCCCGATACTGGGGCAATCAGTTCGGGCTCTCGCTCTACGACGATGAGAAGAAGGGGGTGGAGACAGCCAGCGATGCGCGTGCACGCATAGCCAAGGAGAAGGAACCCAGTGCCGCCCCCAAGGTGGAACCAACTACAGTAGAAGAGGTGGCCGCTGAAGCAACTGCTAAGGCGGCTGAGCCACCGAAGACTGTAGACTACTACGACTTCTTACGCATGTGTAAGGCTGAGAAGGAGCGAGTAGGTGATGCCATGTATTACCACACCATCAACGCTAACAAGGTGCCGAAGGCGAATGCCGTAGGGAAGAAGGACTATGACAAGATGCGATCGATCATAGATCAGTTGCGCGAAATGCCAGCCTTGTATTCGGAAGAGGGGTGGAACATGGAAGTGGGGCGGCTCGTACTAGAGCATCCCTTCGTAGAATCTATCGTGAAAGGTAACGTGCCTGATACGATAGAGCGTCGCCAAGAACTTCACAAGAGGATCACGGCGACTATCAACCAGCACCTCGACAACAACATCGGGGTGTAATAGGAGGTGTCGGATGCACTGGCTGACACAGCTTGCCAAGGCGGTTAGCGTAACCGTAGCCTATGAGCTACTACGCCGCTGGAGGTAAACTGAGGGGGGAAGGGTAGCGCCAACCCCCCTCTTTCTATGTACTAACGCAGACCCAATGCTTCCATCGGATCGCCCTGTTCTATGGCACGTTCCGCACGCTTCGACGCGGTGGGTGTGAACACCTCATCGAACGCCGCACTATACTGCCCATGCAGTGCTTCGATCAAGGCGCTCGACGGTGGCCCACCGACAGTCTCTCCCACGGAGCGACCCTGCGAGGGCACTAGATCCATGAGCGGGTGGCCGGAACGATCACCAAAGTTCGTGTCGGCTCCCGGTTCACCGAGCACCGTAGCCCCTACCCCTGCCATCGTAAGGTAGCCCAGCATGTGCTTCATGAACGGGCCGGGGTTCCCTTTGATTGCGTCCTCTAGTAGCTCCGCTGAGAAGTTCGTCTGGTGCATGGTGTAGCTCTTGAACATGAGCAGAAACCTAGCCAACGGGCCTTGCAGTATCGGCGGTGTGCCCCCACGGTTGAATGAGAACTGCGTCTTGCGTACTAGCTGGCGTGCTTTCGCCAAGGCGTGCGCATGGTCTAAGCCCTCTTCAACAATGCTCTTCTCATACTGCCCCATCAGCGCAACCGTTCGGTTGAACTCTTCTGACAGGGTCGCCGGGGTCATAGCTATGTTATCTACATCCTTCCATAGCCCTAGCCCCTCGGGTATAAACTCTTTGGCTTCGGGGAAATCCGCTTTGATACCCGACTCTTCTATGATGTCACTAACCTTACGCCCACCGATCTCTGCTATCGGGTTCTCTCGCTCTACGTAATGCTTCACGCCGCGAGTGGTGTAGCGTAGGCCCAACGTGGGCACGGTGTTGGTGAGTGTCTGCGTCCCGTTCATGATACCGTGGGAAACAGACAGGCCCAGCTTGTTGACCACCATGAGGCCGTACAGCTTCTCTAAGAGGATCGGCTTACCTGCTGGATCCGACAGCCCTGCTCGTATATCATCGACCATCAGCGCCAAGCGTGCGCGATACTTCTGCATGGTCTTGCTAGAATCCTTCAGGTGCTTTCGCTCTGAGCCGGGGTATGATTCAAAGTTATCTGCATCTCGCACCAACTTATCGAAAAACTCTATTACTTGTCGCTCTTCTTGCTTGGAGTACGGGATGCGCTGACCGTCTGGTCCCACGCGCCCCTTCCTCGCTTGCTCCATCAAGCCCTTCTCTTCGGCGTTGCCCAGCCACTCGACCGCCTTGTCTGTCCAGCGGTTGAACGCCTCATTGTTGCGCCACCACTGCGCTTGTATATGCTTCCAGCGCGTAGGCTGGCCCATGACATAGCCGAACCAGCGCTGTAGCTCTTCATGGTTGTAGAGCTTCTTACCGTTCTGGTCTTTGCGCGGCAAGCTATCGATCGTCTTCTGCACTCGACCAATCAGCGGATCCATATACTGCTTGTCGACCGCCCCACGGATGTAGGTATACAGCACCGCCTCAAGGTCTTCGTTGTAATCGTTAGTGAAGTTCTCACGCTCTGAGCCCTTGCGCTCTAGCACATTACCAAAGCGCCGATTCTTAGGTAGGCCCGTCACACCTTCCCCTGCTGGCATCAGTCCCTCTATGGCTCGACCGCGACCGCCAAGCTCCATGAGCACACGGTTCGCACGCCAACTACCCGACTGTCCATCAAAGACATGGGGAAAGTATTGCGTGATGCGTTGCCCCGGCTCTAGGTTCAGCCTGTCAGCTAACTCATCTAAGATACCGCGTATCTCTGTGTAAGCAGGGACCAACACGCTCTGCCCCTCTTCGGTGAGGATACGGTTTGCCGTAGCCGCGTCCGAGTCCAGTGCACGCATGAGCGATCGCTTGAGCGTAGCCGATGTCTCTACCGCACCGCGACCAGTGGGACGATCCAACAGCGCACCTATCCGATCTTGCATCTTCGGCTGGAACGACTTGAAGGCTTCTTGCATACGCTTGAGGTAGCTGTGCGTATCTCTGCTGATTAACTCAAGGTTATCCAGCGTATCGACTAACCGTGTCTTTGTGCGTGGGTTGGCGCCTAGCCCCCATCGTGAGGACGGGGGTAGTATCTGTAGATACCAAGGCAAGCCCGGTGTACGTAGCTCTATCAGATCATCGTCTGGATCAGTGAAGACCGTCACCTGTGGTTCACGGCTGGTGTGTAGGTCTGAGCCATCCCGAGCAGGGCGCTGTTCCTTCGTCATGTTCCACTGTGCACGCTGAGCCCGTGACATCTTAGCAGGGTCTAACCCCTCTTCGATATCGAACGGATCCTTGAGCATCCGTGGATCGATCTCTTCCTGTAGCACATCGCGCAAGGCCCGCTTATGGTTACGTCCCTGTATGCGATTGAGCAGGTCCGTCAGTTCAGCCCGACGCACTCGCGCCTCACCACTGTTCATATCCGCAGAGAGCTTGTCAGCCTCGGGCACTTCAAACCCTTCCGCTTCGATCTTGTTCTCTAGATCATGTATCCGTGCCGCCTGTTGCTCGGTGATACCCACCTCAGTCTCAGCGGGTAGTATGTTCCCCTCGCTGTCGACGGGCTGGTCAGAGGTGCGTCGCGAGAGCGGCTCCCCATCAGCCGATACCCCTGCGTCTTCATCGATAGAGAAGTCAGTCTGGTCGGCTTGACCCCCACGCTTCGTGCGTCCTTGACTGAGCGCACTAAGCGCATCATCGACCGCCGCCTGATCTGCTTCCGTCAGAGGCTGAAGAGGGACCGCTCGGGCATTCTCATCGTCTACGAACTTCTCAAGCTTGGGCTTTTTGTCTCCAACCTTTGCCCTGACATTACTCAGGTCACGTTCTGCCATATCAAAGATCGACCCCTTGCCTGATAGGATCGACTCAAGCTCGTCCTGTGCTTCGTTCGGACTAAACGATCCTTCGTTTAGCTTATCCAATATGCGTTTGTTCGCATCGGTCATGGCCGCACGGATCTCAACCTGTCGAGCCTCGGGTAGTCCCGATAGCCGCGCCTTGAGAATCTCGTCCATCTTCTCCATGCCTTCCGCTATGTTAAAGCGGCCCAATGCTACGCCCATATAGACAGGCCCCGATGCACCCCGCGCTGAAGCGACCACGCTCGGTGGGGCCATAGGATACTCACTGACATCAGGGTCAGCGCTCTCTTGGAATTTCTTATACCATTCTGGTTTATACTTCTCTACCTCAGCGTCTAGCTTGTCAGTGACGCGAGCTTTGATCTTCTCATACTCAGTTACGGCGCGCTTCTGTGGGCTCGTTAAGGGTAGCCCTTTCCCTGCCCTCTTGAGCGCTTTGCCTAGCATCTGAAAGGTGCCTTCTCCCATCAGCCCTACGCTCGTCCAGATCGCGGCATGGCGACCTGCTTCCGCTAAGTCTCCACGGGAAGATACCAACCCCTCAGCGGCACCGGGCAGTGCTTCACCGCCCACATGCGTAGCAACCTTAGCACCTGTCCCTGTCAGGCCAGCCTTAGCCGCAAGCTTACCTGCGGTCATGTATGATCCAATACCAAAGGGCAATGACCCTGCTACGTTACCAGCAAAGCGAGAGGGAGACACCTCACCGAAGAACGGTAGGTCTACATCGCCCGCACGTATGTCAGGTTGGCCTTGGTCCAAGGCACCAAAGCTCAAGCCTTCCATCAGCCCCTTACCCATCTCTCCCGCTTCGGCTTCTACATTGAACGGTAGCATCTCACCGATCTGCGAAGGGTCTATCCCTCGCGCACGCATACCCGCAAGTATTTCCTCTTGCTTCTCAGGAAAGCGCTGGAAGAGATCAACCAGCCGAGCCGTGCTGTCTTCATCAAAGGCTTGTGTCATACTAGAACCCCTCTTCTTCCAACATATGTTGCGGTAAACCGCTCATCGTCTGTTGCATAACACGCTGTCCCTGCGCTTCTTTCTGACTAGCCAGCTTCGCTAAGATGCTTTCTATATTATTAGTGCCCCCACCAAAGAGATTAGCGGGCGCTCCAATACGACCGAGTGAGGTCTGTGTCCCGCTCATTGCCTGTTGGCTTAGCGTATCGGCAACCACGTCGAGTGTCTCTTCGATCTCTAGGTCAGGGTTGTTGCTCGTTGCTCCTGTCTGCGTTCCACGGAGCTTAGGCAACTGAGACACCGTGTTCATCAGATCAGATTTCATTCGCTGTAGCTCTTCGATCTGTCGAGCCGCACCGGGGTTATACCAGATGCTTGTCTTGTCGGTTAGCTTGCCAATAACGAACTCTTCACCGCCGGGAAAGAAATCGGGCAATAGCCAATCTTGCATGGTGCCTTCCGCGATCCCTTCGATGCGATTGTCGATCTCTGTCGTCAGGTCGAGTGCATCCTTCATCTCAGAGGGCGTTAGCTGATTCTTCTGCGCTAAGGTCGCCATAAACTTCTGCGCCTCAATCATCTCTGTGCGCAATTCCTTGAGATGGATCCGCTGTTGCTTCTTCGCTTCCGCTTCTACGCGCTTATTCTCTCTGCGCTCATCGGCGGCTATCGTCTCTACGTGCCTCTTCTGTCGACCTTCTTCCGCTAGCCGTGCTGTCTCACTCTGCTGACGCGCTGTGTTCGCAAAGGACTCATTGACCATGCGCTGTTTCTCTAGCGCTACATTAGAAGGGTGTGTAGCGTTCGGCGTGACGCGCCCATCAAGAGACTGTGGTCCACCAAGGATGCTCATGATCTTAGCTAAGGGGTTATCGGGTAGCTCTTGCGGTGCTATGTCGAACCCCTGCTCGGTCAGGTTCGTTCGCTGGTTAGCCTGTGCCGTATGCTGTGCCCCTGCTTGGCCGAGCATGTTCATGATCGACTTGAGCGGACTGCCTTGACCTAAGTTGATTGCCATCTGCTACGCTCCTATTGCGTTGGATACTGACCGAACGGCTGAGCCACTCCAAGGGGAGTAGTAAGCGGTTTATTTTGGGGCAAGGATTGCACGGCTGGCTGGGTCCCCTGCGTGAAGGCTTGACCAAACGCATCGCCCAACCCACCCACGGCATTGCCGATAGAGTTGCTATTGGATGCCATCGCGTTGTTCGCCGCTGTGCTGATATTACCTAGCCCCGTTGTCGCCGCCCCTACGTTAGGCGTTAGGCTAGAGCCAAGCCCACCAAGCTGTAAGCGTAACCCCTCATCTTGGAACTTGAGTGGATCCATGTACGCCGCTTGCTGTTGAGCGATAAAGTTGGATAGTCCCTGATCGGCCTGTTGCTGGAACTGCGCTTGCTGATTCATCGACTGCTGTGTCCGGCTGAACTCTGAGCCCAGTGCCGAGGATAGATCGCTCAAGCGATTGCGCCGTAGCATCTCATCCGACTGCGCTGCCTGTAGACCAAACTGACTATCGACATCCAGATTAGCTAGCGCCCTGTCATTCTCTAGCTTGCGCATCTGTGCCGCCGCCGCTGGTGAACCGAAGTTGTTAAGGACACCAAAGCGATGCTCTAGGTTCTCCCGCGCCTCATCGAAGTGCTGATCGATGCGTGCCTGTGGCCCAGCCGTTAGCTCTTGCTTACGCGTATCAAAGGGGTTGGCTGTGCCCAAGGCATTAACCAGCCCATCCATAAGGGGGAATTTCAGGAAGTCAGAGAAGTCTGTGATCTCTGGCTGATCCAGTATCGCTTGGTCAAAGATGAAGTCACCGAACTCATCCTGTGCCGCCCCTAGCGTAAAGTCGTCTGTCAGTCCACCGACGTCCCCTGCGTCTAGAGCGGCACCCGTAGAGATCTGTGCTGACCCATCAATCGTCTGCTCAATGAAGCTTTTAATCTGATCGTCCGTCATGGGCAAGGAACCCGTAGGCTGAACACCACCAAGGCCACCCCCATTCCCAAGCATCTCACTCAGTAGACCCTCAAAGGATTGCCCTTCTTCTATGCCCAAGGCGCCCCGAATACCCTGAGTGAAGTTTTCCCCGAACAAATGGCTCGGATCAAGCTGAGAGAGCACATCACTGAAGTTCGTAGATATCGCGGGTAGATTGTCAAAGCCCGGTATCTCTGCGAACGCACCCGCCAAGTCGTCTTTACTTATACCACCTGCACTAATGTTAGCTAGTGGGTTGTTCGGCCCTGCGAAGAAGTCCGTTAGCCTAGCATTGATATCAGGCTGGAAATCACGAAACATCTGTTGCAGTTCGGCATTGAAGCGACCTGACGTTAGCTGGTCAGAGAATATCTGACCCATCTGCTGACTGTCTAGCCCACTATTGATATTCGTTATCGAAGGTGTGAAGCCCGATAGCTCTTGCGTCAAGCCAGAAAGCAAGCCACTCAAGTTGTCAGGTATCGCCGCTCCACCCGTAAGATTCTTCAGCGGATTAGATTCTCCACTGAAGAAACTGCTCAAGCTATCTGCGAAGCCATCACTCGGATTAAAGCCTCGCAGTTCGGAGAGCAGGTTGCTCATGAGGGGCGAGGCATTGCCTAAGCCCTGCTCTACTCCACCAAGGCTAGAGAGTAACCCGTCAGGGATACCAAGCTGACCACCACCATCACCCGAGAAGTAATTGCTCACATCCCCTGCAAACGAATCGCCCGAGAAGAAGTCATTGAGTCCACTGATGAGACTGTTTGTATTGAAGCCACTCGTTCCCGTGGGACTAGCAAGCTCATTGGGTATGCCACTGAAGAGGTTGCCAAGGCGCGATTCTAAGCTACCAATCCCTTGCTCTAGCCCACCGAGCCCAGGTATCTGAGATAGGCGTTGCTCTAGCCCACTAACCTGCCCCTCAAGTCCACCGAAGTTGATGCCTTCTAAGGCAGTGCCTATACCTTCCGCGTCCCCGAAGAGCCCTTCAAGGGCTGAACTTAAGCCACCGATATCCTGACCTAAGCCCCCTTCACCTACGAGCGAATCACTCAATCCACCAGCCTGACCAAGAAGCTTCTCAAGCTCACCGCCTAAGCCATAGGTGCCCAGCCCATCGCTGATCCCACCTATGCTATCGCTTATTCCACCCAACCCACCGAGCGCATCGGTGACTCCCGGTGATAGTTGCTGAATGGTCGTAAGGAAGTTCTGAAACTCAGTAGGCAGACCGTTCGTGGTTCCCGTTGTCGTGGTTCCACCAGAGGTGCTGGTTGTGGTTGTTTCAGTAGAAGTCCCTGTAACGTCGCCCTCACCAATGCCCTGATAGTATTCTGGGCTATTGGTCTGATTACCAAGAGCTAGGTTCAGTTGACGAAGTACCTCATCAAATTGAACCTGTTGCTCTTGATTACTCGTCAACACGACATCATCAATCACTGTGGGCTCTTGAGCGTCAGCGGCTCTCGCTCCCCAATCCTTGATCACATCGGCAAACGCACCCGTAGACTGCTGAACAGAACTATCATCCCCACTCAGCGCGGCATTAAGCCGTTGCATCTGTTCGTAGTAGGGGTTCGCAGGTTGATTAGGATCATCTACTTGCGTAGAGAGCAGTGCAAAGAGAGCCTCTAGCTCCTGATCTACGTTTCCAAATTCGTCTATGAGCTTGTTTTCTTCAGCCATGATCTATGTTCCCGTTGAGCCTCGGTTAGCCAGCAAAGGATTGCCTATCTTCTGTGGCGTGCCACTAATGTTCCGACCGCCGCCGCGTGGTTGTGAAGACTGGTTCATGAGCACCTGTAAGAGTTCGGGTGAAAGCCCACTCGTCTTCGGTGCTACGCGTCGCACATTCCTATGTGGGTTGTTCGGCGTGAAGTCGCGTTGCATGAACCGTGGCGTCTTCCTGTTGGTGCGGTCCTGTAGTGCACCAAAGAGATTCTTTCGAAAGGGCAGATCGATATCCGCTTGCTTCTTCTGAAGCTGAGCTTGGAACTGAGCGATCTTGAGCATCTCGTTCATCGCTTTGTTCTGCGCCTTCGATGCACCCTTGTTCATGAAGTGATCTAGGATAGAGCCGCCTATCTTAAACCCACCTGAAACGAGCGCGGCACCTGTCACTGGGTCTATAGCCATTATCCTGTCTCCTGTTCAAGTTCCAATAGCTCTTGCGCCTGTGCCGTCAGCACACTGCGACGGTCGTGTAGTTGCTTGAGGTCATTGGAACAGTTAAAGATCGATGCTTTTGCCGCACGCAGTTGCTTCTCGCGCTTATCTCGTAGACCGCTTATCACACCTTCCACTTGATCAACGGTGTGATCGGTATCGATCCCCACCTTAACGTGGTCTAGCTGTGCTTCCGCTAGCGCCTCTAAGGTAAGGGTTTGGATGTATCCAGTGATCTCTGATTGGAGCCGGGACGACTGCTTCTGCAATCGTTCAAACTCTCTCAGGTTGATCTCATACAAGCGCTCGTCTAGCGTCGGCTCAGCCATTTTAAGGGGTCCTTCGGTGAAGTGTTCTGGTGCGAATATAGTCGGTCCTACGCTCTGTGGGATCGACCCCAACCTCTGCGTAGACATGACCGAACACAGCGGCGGGATGCTCTATGTGCAAGAAGAGCCAGCCCAGTGTATCCGTATCGGTCGCATCTAATGTGATCGTATATAAGCCTTGTCCAAGGTCCGTCCATGTCCCGTCAGACAGTGAGGCACTAGCCGCCCCTGCCTTCGATGCAACAATCGTTGGTGACGTTAGGCCAACCGCCTCTTCGCCGTGATCGTCCACCATCAGGATCGGTATCTTCTGGTCGGCAATAGAGTGCGACAGGTTGACCGTTTCAATCGTCGGTCCATTGAGAACGAGTATCTCTTCGTTGACAATGAGCTTATCGTCTGTCTCTTGTAGTAATTTATCGCCTGTTTCCTGTAAAAGAAAGGCCATCAGGTCGCCGCGATCCTAAACACGCAGAGTTGTGCTTCTTCCACTACAATATCCTTAGATGCTCCATCGGGCTGCACCCGCACATCGAAGTCAGTGCTTCCTGTGGTCACATCAATGATCCCCGCTGCCGCGATCACACCAATATCACCCCCACTACCCACCCTGCGCTTGAAAGCGATGTTCGCTTCCTCGGTGCCGTTCCAGAATACATGCCCTTCCCATGTGGTTGACCCCGTGCCTGAGAAGGACAGGGAGAACGTGACGTAGTAAAACCCTGTGCCTGTGACGGTGATCTTGTTGTTGGCCGCGTCGGGTGTAACCAATGACGAGGATGGACCATTGCTATCGAACTGCGTGAGTGTCGTGTATGAGCCCGACGAGAGCGTCTGACTGCCTGACCCTGCATCGGTATATATCTGCCCGAACTGAAAGAACTCACCGATCAGGTTGGCGCGAGACACCTTCTTCGTGATAGGCGTGCCTGCCACATCGTCTACGATCGCCAGCATGTCGGCATCGACTACATCCGTTAGCTCGGTTAGAGCCGTTATCTTTGCATCAGCCACGCGCCAGTGCTCCTTTGATCTCTGCCATCGTTACATTGAGTTCGTGTATGCCGTTGTCTATGCTCTCTAGTTTCGATGAGTTCATAGTTGAAGTCTCTACGATCTTAGCAATATCATCCTTATTACCGTTGCCGTTGCTCATTAAGCGCTGAAGCAAATAGAATCCCGTAGCTCCACCTACCGCACCACCCCCACCCGATACCAGATGGACTAGATCATTTACGGGCTGTGTCACATCGCTCATAATGCACCTAACAGGGTTAAGGCCCACTCTGCTACATCGTTGGCCAGTTGTGTATCCATGCCTAACCACTTAATCAAGGGAAAGGCAATCACAAACCCTGCCCCTATCTTAGCAGACTTCTTGTGCTTCGGTCCCAGCTTACCCCACAGCCTTTTGATTTCCTTCATTGTTAGCATCCTCTGTTACCGAGTAGCGGCCACTCAGCGCATCTACTGCACCTGCGAGCCGCGACCAATGTGCATCGTTGTTGAGCAGTTGTTCCGCACGCTTATCTCGTTCAGCGGTTAGTGCGGCAATGAGCTTATCATTGTTTGTAGGCGCTTCAGTCTCTTCAGTCATAACGGGTCCCTTCGTTTAGGCGCCAAGCTTGACGCGAATGGTTACTGCGATCTTGAGCATCTTGAGTAGCATTAGGATAGGCATTAGACTGCCTCCAGTGCCTCGACCCTCTGCTGTAATTCTTGCACGACACTCGCCATGATCGGCCCTTCTATGATGCTCGACTTAACCCATTTATGATACGTCTGTTCCTCGTAGGTAGGTTCACCATCTGCATCCAATACAAGCTCACCGTCCACATCCACTATCGGGACCAATGGATCGGGAGACTCAGGCACTAAGGCAGGGAATACCGCCTCAACCTCCTGTGCGACCAACCCCAAGCGATACGGTGCATCGGGGTCTGCCTCTACGTCTGCCTTATGCCGAAACTTGCGATATTGGAGAGACTTTAAATCGTCCCAATAACTCCGCGCATCTTGAATATCTTGTTTGAATTTGACATCTGATATAGTGCCGTAGGTGCCGTCGTGGTTGGCAAGATCGCCGTCAGAGTAGATGAACATACGCGAGGTTGTAGTATCAAAGCATCCCAAGAATACGCCATTATTATTATCTATAGTGGCTCCAGAGTATTCTAAGCGTAGGACATGAGAGTTTGTCGCAGTTCCAACTTGATCGACATTAGCAATGTAACCTGAGTCATTGTTCTTAGAAACATCTAAAGCATAGCTTGGCGTGGTCCCAATCCCCACGTTGCCGCTGGAGTCAATCTGCATACGCTCCGTTGCGCTGGTTCTAAATCGCATAGAGTTTGTATTGTGGTCGTATTGTATAGCCCCCTCTGCACTGCTAAACGCCTTAGCTCCATTAGTGAACATGATAGCAGAGTTGGCTGTAGCAAATGTCACATCCAGCACAAGATTAGACGTATCTGCACCCGATGAATTGGCACTATTAGACACGACTAATAGATGATCTGCTGATGCATCCCACGATGACGGTGAACTCGTCCCAATCCCCACGTTGCCGCTGGATTCGATACGCATACGTTCTGCGGCGTTGACGATCATATTCATATATGGCGATCCGCTATTGTAGAATGCGTTTAAAACCGCAAAGCTATTACTGGACGGACATCCATAATTTAAATAGCCCTGACTCGCATCAGGCATGAGAAATGACAGGCCAGCGTGATTGTTGTTTTCAATGATTAGATCATCTGCTGTTGTGGGAGGCGCAACAGTTCCAGCAGTAGCCGTGTGAACGTGCAGTGTTCCATCCGTCCTCGCTATGCCTACGCCAGCGTTGCCTACAACGTCAAGCGTAGTCCCATCAAATGTCAGGTTCGCCTCGCCTGCAAGGGCATCTGCGCCCGTGACCGTGGCGATGGTGTTGTTCGTGGAACCTGAGAGGGAGACACCCCCTGCACTCGCCGTGTCCACATAGGCAGTCGTAGCGACCTTAGTTGATCCGTCTGACTGACTCTGCGTGGTGGCTGTTACGCCATCAGCGAGGACTGCCGTGGCATCCAGCGTGGCGATTAACTCACCCCCCGCTATCGTCAGGTGGTTGGCCGTGTGGGTGAGGGTCACATCAGCGGCGTTGTAGTCAAAGACATGGCCTGATGGGAGGTTCACCGTGGTGGCTGCTACCGTGAGGTCTTGCCCTGTATCCCCCACGGAATCCACATAGAGGTTCGCCCACCGGACACTGGAAGTCCCAAGGTCATCCGTGCTGTCCGTGTCGGAGACTACATTGCCGCCATGCGTGGTTACGCCTGTCAGCGTAGAGGTAGTGCCAACGAAGAGCGCCTTAGCAACGCCTATGCCACCGTCCGTTTGAATAGAACCCGTTGTGCCCGATGTGGTATCTGTAGTGCCATCGACTACAAGGGCATCCGTCAGCGTTAGCGTTTCCAGTGAGGCATCAATGCCGCTGGTGCCGCCCGTGAGGAACTCAGGAACCGAACCGAGCGAACAGACAACACGCCCTGTGCTAGCGTGCACTACAGTGATCGTGCCTACCGTCTGTAAGAACTGACCCCCCGTAGGCTGTGTGCGCGTCCAGCCCCCTGCCGTGGTCGATAGGTAGATCGGATCTCCTACCGCACCACCCGAGGTATCTACGCCCGTTATTTCATAGAAGACCGCTACTGTGCCATCGGCTCCGTCGAGAATCGCATCGACCACCACACCTCGCGCAAAGTAGTTAGTTGAGGCGGTAGCGGTAGAGATCGCCTTAGCCACCAGTGGATAGTCGTCGGTGCCATCGTTGTATGTGCCCGAGAAGTAGACTAGGTCGTTCGCGTTAAGCCCTGCTCCCGTTGAGTTGTGCACCTTGATCCGCACAGCCTCAACCCGATCATAGGTGCGTAGGTTGACGGGCCGTAAGCCATTGTCTTGTAGGTTGACGTAGGATAGCTTGGTCGTATTGGCCCATGTCTGTATCTCATTGAGTGGCGTTTGAACATCCGTCCAGTTTTGCGGATTGCCGTTCGCGCCTGATAAGGTCAGTGTAAGCGTGCTCATCGTCTATCCTCTACGAATCCAAGTATACTAAATGAGTTCATCTGAAATTCACCTTCGATATTCCCGTTGTCGTAAAACTCTATATCAAACTTCTTGCCTAGTACCGCAGGGGTTGCTCTAGCGTTCACGAAGTCCCCTGCGTTCCAGAGCGTGCCATCGCCCCAATCGCGTGAATCACCCCACTCATTGAGGTCGCCTGACAGGTCCACGCTCTTTGATTTCTCTCGAGCGCCACCATCTGCGACTAGCTTAATGAATAGATCGTAGTTCCCTACGAGGGTTGTTCGTGCATAAACCTGCCGTGCCGACTTCGTGTGATTGCGAACCCCGTCTTCGACTCCATCATACCCATCCCTACGCGCAAGCATCGATATAGAATATTCAGTTCCTTCTATTGAATCCTTATACTGCGCCCGTGAATCCATCTCATAGACATAACCGTCTTGTGCGCAGAGACACCGCACAACCCCGACATTGGATGGCAGGTGACTATCAGGGTGCATACGCGCTTGGAAGATCGTCTGCACAGGTAACGATTTGTTGGTGTTGTTTCGCACGCGCCAGTAGGGGTAAGCGCCTTGCTGACCCTGCGCGGATCGAAGCGCACTGGTTAAGTTAAGGCAGTAGCACTCGTCGTGCTTGCTGACACCCCCTGCGAAGGTCGTCTTCTTTGTTACTGAGAAGCGCACTTCATCATACTCAGGCACGTAGACCCCCTGCACATCCGAGTAGCGATCAACAGCGAGCCCATCTAGGTCTTGGTGGTCGAGCCCACGCACCGCCTTGACGATCGGTGGCACTAAGCTCACCATCTTCGGTATGCCCTCCCCCTCTTGGATCAGCATCATCGGCCCATCGACCGACCAGAAGAAGGCGACGTTGCGGCCCGACTGACCATGCGTAGACGGGATTGAGACAAAAGATGCATGATGCGCAGGACCCGTCAACGCACTAATTTCATCCCAGTCCCAATCCCGAGGTGACGCGGTTCCGAGGTAGTAAGCGCGAGTAAAAGTGCGCCCCCCTACGATAAGGAACTGTCCCATTGTGCCTAACGCGGTGATCTGCTCACCCTGTGCGCCCGTCACATCAACCGCCAGTGAAGCATCCCATGTGCCTGAGTCGCGCAACCCCGAAGGGAAGAACGAGTAGGGATAGGTTGCATTCCCCGCAATAATCAAACGGTTCGCATAGACGGCGCCAAAGAAGCAGGGGTTGGAGTAGGTAGCATCGCCCGGGGTCGCCCATGTCTTACCCGAGGTCATTGTCTGTAGCGTGACCCCATCTAGTATGTGGAGCTTATCAGCGAACATGATCATATCTACGCGCACATCATTTGCTATCGTGCGGGACTGCGCCGAGAAGGTCTTAGTGTTGTTATCGTAGGTCCAGAGGTCGGCATTGCTGGCCCCCTCCTGTATCACGGCGAGGATCTGTGTCTCATCGTTAAAGTGGCAGTCATACCCTGCGAGTGTGTCGAGCGTAGAAGAGCCAATCGTCGTTCCGCTTAGCTGGCGTAAGCCGAGGTCTTTGGTGATCGCCCCTTCATTGAACAACTGTAGGTTCTGTATCTTCCGATAGCGTCGGATCGATTCGGTGGAGTCCTGACGGATCCCGCCGAGCAGATCGTTCTCTTCCCACGTAAAGGCACCATCACGCTCCATCATTGCTTGCTTCCCATCAGGGCTTGACCCAGCTTCATGAGGGGCTCGTTATCCATGCCGATCGCATCGCCCATATTCTCACCGCCCTGATTGAGCATCTTCAAGATGTTGGCGAGGGGTAGACCGCGAAACGCTTTTTGTGCACCGCCGTTCCCGCGAAGTAAGCCCCTAGCTTTTCTTTTTGCCGCTTCCACCCCATCATCTACCATGCCGCGAGAGGTTAGGCTTGGTCGGGTATGTTTGAAAACTGTATTCGATAGCCGCGTTCCCGCCCGTCCTCCAACGTCGCCTAGTAGTTCCTTGCGGGGAACGTGGGCTAAGTCGGGATCCTTGATTGCCTTTGAAAACACCTCACGGCCAATACTTCCAGCATTACTCTTCGTCAGCTTTTGCAAGAGCGCCTTGATACCCGCTGAAGGGGGCATTATCGGTCCACCCTGCACTTCTTGCCCACGCACCGCTTCGGCGTAGAAGTCGCCCGTAGCAGAGGACATTGCATCAATCAGAGAGGGAGCGCCCATCAGTAGCTCACATCCATTGGGACCACCAAGTTGAGGGAAGCATCTTGTCTATTCTGAAGCCAAGCCAACAAGCCTTTCTCTAGCCCGGGCCGTCCTGAGTAGCCATAGTAGACCCGCGATATATCATCGATCCGCGTGCGGGTCTTGATAGCCCCATCGATAGCAGAGCGCATAGGCACCATCTGGTGAAAGTCTTCGGGCACAGGCGACATGATAGCAAATCTCGTCTTCGATCCCGAAGTAGTCGACAGCGTTTCGGACCATGCGCTATCGACCGTGATCGTCAGGGTCGAGCCCCCCGTGTAGTCTGTGATAGTGCGCTGATCTCCTACGCCCGCATTCTCTGTGATGAGCACTTCCATGCCGTTATAGAAGTCGTCCCGCACATCCGGCTTACCGAAGTTCGTAGTGTAGTTGGGGGCATCTGTGAAGAGCGTTAGCGTGGTCGTAGTCGCCGCGCTGATCTCCCCTTCGATCATCTGACCAAAGGTGGGGATATACCATACGCGAACCGTCTTGCCTGAAGAGCCCGGCTTGCCGACGATCCGCACCTTCTTACCCTCCATGATGAAGTGGTATGAGGTGGTGGTGTTCGCTATGCCCGGGGCATCGAAGTCGAGTAACGATCTGAGTTCTTGCAGGGGCGTGATCTCTGTGCCGTTGGCTATATCTTCCGTGAACAGTATGCGCGATCCGAGCCGCGCATTCAGCGGCAGGTCATAGAGCGCGGTATCTGCGACGAGCGTGATCGTTTCCGTCTGCACAAAGTAGGTCGGGTCTTGCTTCGCTATGACGCGGAATATCTCGCGGTTGGCCGCATCCAGCTTGCGCCATACTTCAGCCCCCGTGAGAAAGCCATCGTCGGTGTCGAGAAGCGAGTTGAACTCTTCGTACATCTCATTCGGTGTCATATCATCTCGGCTTGGTCTTGTAAGTAGAGCTTCTCTTCTCTGCGATCCGTGAGTCTTCCTTCGGCACGTTCCGCGAACCCATAGTCTCATCGACGTAGCCCCCGATGGGCGTAACGTCACGGGCTATGTCTTCGATCTGATCTCGCGCTTGCTTGTGGGCAAGCTCTTCGCCCTTGCGTTGCTTTTCGATCATCTCTTCAACGACCGCTTTGGCGCCGCGCCGATGGTGGTCACAGGCTTTCAGCATATCCAGCGTGCGATCATCTAGGGGCCGATAGGTATGCCCCGGCCCTTCCACCGTCATAACGATGGTCATACGTTCAGGTCGATTGAGCTTGTTCTGTAGGCGACAGATCAGCCAGCGTTGCTTCTTCTCCATCCACTGCACTTCCAGCAACGGATCGTGCGCCTTCATCTTCTTCACAAAGCTCCAGTCCGGAATCATCATTTTCTTCGGGTCCCTTCAGTGCCGCCTTGAGCCGCTGACCACAAGCGGGTATGTCGAAGAAGTCCAGCTTCTCAAAGGCATAGTGCATGACATCGTAGTAAAATGCTTCGTCTTCGTGGAGCATGCGCATCGCTTTGCGCACTCCGTTCAGGTCGTTCACCCTAAAGGTAAGCGCAGGGAACAAGACCGTCTGCGCCCATGACGTTTCGTAGCCGATACAGGGCACACCTACTGCCGCGCATTCGATCTGCGTGCGGCCCGGGCTGTGCACCGTGTAGCTATCGAAGTTCACATACCGACGCGACAGGTTACTCATATACTCTTCGTGCGCATACATCGGATGCACACGATCATACATCAGGGTCGTGTTATCGGTGCGCCCTAAGCCCTCGCGCTTATCCCCATCGGTGTGCCCAAAGAGATGCGACGGTTTATAGTCGCGGGTTACCCAGTAGGGTAGATAGGCGTTCTTATCGTAGCGGTGCGTCGTGACCGATATGCCATCGCGCTTCTCGCTCTTGGAGCGGCTCAGCTTCTTGATCGGTGCAGGGTTTGTCGTTAGCAGAACTTCACGCCCTGTCAGATCCGCGAGTAGCTCAGCGGCTACGGGCTCTGGTGCGGTGATAATGTCTGCGTAGGATAGGTTGTCGAGCAACTGTTCAGGGTTGCCCAACCAGTGCCGCCATAGCTCTAAGCCATAGTCGACCGAAACAACGATTTTGGTGTCTGCATTCCAACCGATGCGGCCCCGCACCTGACGCGCAAGATCATAGGTCAAGCTTGCCAAGTGCAGGTGGACCACATCATATTGGCTCAGATCATCCGCTTCACGAACGGTATGGATCGACTTACTCCCGAAGCAATTAAGCCACTGGAAGAAACAGGGCACGGCCCGTTTCTGTGCCGCATCCAAGCCCCGTTCCGCGTCCTGTAGCGAATAGGTGATCTGTGCGTAGTTCATCTAGCCCGCCACTAGATCTGAGTTACGAGCGCCGATAGTCTCGTTAGAGTTCTCACACAAGAGCGGCATGTAGTCGATTTCCAGACCGAGGAAGAGAACGTCGGTCACCTCAAATCCAGTGAACGTGCCAACATTCACCTCAAAGAGGAACCCGCCTTGCCGCATTGTGTAGTCGAACGTGTCTGCGTTTATAACGCCACGACTAGTCCGATGAAGCGCGTAAGCTGTAGTGGCTGTTGGAGACTGTGCGGCGATAACCGTATCAAGAACCGTTGCCGCCGTCACTATAGGTTCACCTACATCAAACTGATCGCGGTGAACAGAAAAAAGAATCACGTCGCTAGTCGATACAGCCGCGTTCGGTGCCCATAATACGCGAACACCAATCTCATGCGCTGGATCTGCTTCCCTTGCCACCTTAAAATCTAAGGCGGTTGCCTTGTCGCCTGTAGCCCCAACAAGAAGACCACCGAAGCCGAAGGTAGACATTTCGGTCATGACCATACCGCCAGTATCCATAGATACCAGCGTGGTCGTTGCCGCCGCCTGAGCAAAGCGCCCTGCGTCGATGAATTCTGATTTGCGTTGCCAGTCTATGTTTCTATCTCTTACACCCATTGTTCTGCTCCTTATAATCCGTTAAAGGCCGAAGTCGCCTATTCTTCGTAGTGATAATGGACAACGACGCTGATCACGCCACTATCCACCGTGTCGATCTTGATCGCTTCGCTAATCACATCTGAGCTAATGTCATAGAGATAATGAATGTGCCCTGAGATTAACGTCATTACTGCGGTTAAGGCGTCTGTGCCAGCCAGCAGTGAGACTACTTCCGTTCCCGCTGTGTTGATCGCAATACGATCAATGACAGCGCGGTAGCCCGTTAAGGCAGGGACGATCTCAACACCGCCTGAAGCATCGGCCGAGGTGACAGTCTTCTGGCCGTAGTTGATCCCTGCGCCTAAGCGCGGGGCATTCCTTGGTACGGTTAATGATGCCATAATGTTTCCTCTTCGTTAAGCGGGGCGACCTATGTCAGAGCCGCCCCGCCTCTCCCCACCCTAGACTCTACCGAGACAGGTCGCGGATAACGAAGTGCTTGGAAGCGTCGGTCGTTCCCAAGTTGGCGTAGTAGAACAAGGTCGCGTCATACGCGGCCACATCCTGGCGACGATGCAAGACGTTGCCGTCCGTGTCGTCAAAGTCCCAGTCGGCCAACTGATACATGCTCAGTTCAGCCTCGTCCAACCCGAAGATCATATCGGTGTCGGCGGCATCAATGACGCGCTGACCCATACGGGGGCAGTCCCTATCCCACACAATCGGGATGTTTGCCCAGTTGATCGCCGTAAAGCCACCGTCAAGCTCCATCTCTGGAGAGTAACGACGGTCAGCGGTCATGAGGTGGGCAATCTTGCGGTACTGCGTGGGCGAGGTGATCATGATGCTAGTATCGCCTTCAGCCGTGGACTGAAGATCAAGGATGGCCTCGTCGAGCAGGTCTTCCGTGATCGCCCGAGCGGTGCCCGAGTTGTCTTTGACCAGCGAGTTCCACTCAGGATACGTGCTACGAGAGATCGCCTGAAGCGTGGTGAGGATCGTGGTAGAAGCCGTGCTGGAATCTACGATACCCAAGAGCCCCATCATCTCGTTCCCGGCATTGTCTTCGCGGAAGACGTAGCTATCATCAGCCCAGCTTTCCGATTCAACCGTGACGTTGTTGCCCGATACGCCCGAGCAAGTAAGCGAATCAACCACCAGCGAGGAACCCGCCAGCGTATCATCGATATCAAGGATCATGCCGTTCTTGACCTTATGGCCCGACTGCAAGACCAACGTGGTAGTGTCCGCACCAGCGGCGCTCGTCACGCCCAAGACACCCGTGCCATCACCGTATAACTGGCGGTTGACATCGTTCTTCAGGTCGCGGCGTATGCCGTCCATCTCTGAGCCGATAGCCTTGATAAAGGCACCACGGTCATTCTTCGAAGCCTGAATCACAGGATGCGTCACACGGATCGTTCCGTAGTTGAACGCATAACCGATCATCAACTCAACGAAGGTCTGCTGTTGCGGCGTCGGCAAGGACGGACCCCCATTGGCATCAGCGCGTGCGCCGATAGCCTGTGATCCACGGATGTTGACCGGGACGCGAGCATGACGACCTGAAACGTCCGTCTTCCCAGCGTCCTTCTCTAAGCGCATCATCAAGACGCGCTTCTCGTTGATCGTTGAAACTAGGCGCGGAAGGTAAAACTCCTTCAGTGCCGCATTAAAACCACTGTTCCCATTGGTATGGGTTACAGCGGAGCCTAAGAAACCAGCCATGAGTTACTTCTTTCTATTGGCTACCGAGTAGCTTACTGACCGCTTTGTCTCCCGCATTAAGGAAGCTCGTCACCATGTCTTGCATACCCGATGATCTGAAGTCCATTGACTTGTTCTTCGGATCACGGATCGCATTCTGTATGGATTCGATACCGCCCCCTGCGTTCGATTCGGCGTGTGCTACGGGTGGCGCATTGTTTGTTTCGTTGGTTTTCTGCTCGACATACTGGGTGTTCTGCTGATGCCCAGTCTGCAAGCGCTCGTTGTTCGCTTCCGCGAAGATTTGACGAGCGTGATCCATGTTGAACGCATTACCATGAGCCCGCATTCCCCGCGCCGTAACTACGTCACGAAGCGAGTTGCGCGTGTAGGTATCCGTTGCGGGAATCCCTGCTTGCTCTGCCAGTGCATTCATTTCCGTATCAAAGGTCGACAGCGTTTCTTTCGAAGCCGACGCTTGCACATAGCTCTGCATCTGTTGCATCTGATCTTGCAGAGGCTTTACGGCTGTTTCGATCTCACTCGCGGCGATCTTGCGCGAGGTGTCTGCTAGCCACTTTACAGCGGAAGCATCTAGTTCTGGATTCTCTGCTACGATCTGCTCTTCCAGCGTCGGCCCCTGTGCTACAGGGGTGTTCTGCTGATTCTGAGCGGCATAGGCTAAAGCGCCCTGAACCTGTCCTAACTGCTGTTTTAGCTGAGCAACCTCATCGGTGTTAGACGCCTGTACGACAGGTGCCTGAGCAACGGGCGTTTCAGTTGGTGCTTCTGGTGCTTCTGGTTCTTCCTGTTGAGGAATAATACCTGTCCGGTCGAGGTATAGTTCTGCCAATACATCTTCGGACACTTCTTGCGGTTGCGCAATCACAGGTTCCTGCTGTGCAGGGGTCTGCGGCGTAGCTTCCGACATGGGTCAATCTCCTATTGTTGCGTGGGTACGGCGGCACCAGCTATGCCCTGTTGGGCTAACTGATCCGAGGCACCTTCGGGAGCGCCCTTAGCGGCTTCCGCTTGTGCCATTGCTTGCTGTTGCATCTGTTGCATGACCTGCTGATGGATCTGCGCCCGTTGACGAATAGCGTCTTGGATCGGGGGCCGAAGGTTTTCGAAGTCTGAGGTCAGCATATAGTCTTTATAGATTTGGAACTGTATCGCGTGGTTGTCGACAATCTCTGGCGGGGGCACTTCCTTCCCCTCTTTCATAGTCTCCAGATATCGACGTGCCTTCTTCGCATCCAGCGTGTATTCGGATTCAAAGCCCTTGATGTCGAGGCGCTCTAGTATCTTCCCGCGCACCATTGGATCGCGCATATCACCGAGCAAACCCTGTTCAGCGGCTTGCATGATCTTCGACCTCTGAGCCGACTGCGAATAGTCGAGGCCGATGCCTACGCGCACGGTCATATCCTGTGCTTGCCGCAGGTCAGCCCCACGGACGTAGTAGGATTCAAGGTCTGAGTTGTCACCGAGCACGCGCACAAGGCGCTCTTCCTTCCAGTGCATCTTCGCTAAGAGTAGCTTGCGGTGCTCATGTCGCGCCAGCCCTGCACGCCACATCTTGACGAGTGGACCGAACCGACGAAAGGCTTGCTCTTGGATTGCCTCAATCGCGGCGCCTGTCTCAGGGCCGGGGGGCACACCACCAGACAGCACTTCCTGTGCACCCGACACTACTTCCATATCAGTCTTTACCTGATCGCGCTCTTGCACCACCTGATTCGGTAGCGGCACACCCTGAAGGCGCTCGGGCTTGAAGCCGCCCGACGTTGCGGGAGTCCACGGGATCAACAGACCACTGCGCCCATCAACCTTCGTCACCCCTGAACCCTGCGGCACTAGCCACTGGTTTGATACCATCTGCTTGCGGTTCGATACGAGGTGGCTATCGATCGCGTTAAGGCGCTTCTGCTGTGGGATCAAGTCGTTTAATAGCGACACGCCCCAAAAAGAACCGGGGATATGGCGATACTTCAGATGCACATACGGCAGTTTACCATCCCCTGCATCATCCAAGTTACCCTGATAGAGCACCTTGCCGTTGGCGACAATGTTGAGCATCCCCTTCTTCCAGCGTCGATCAGGCACATGGCGAAGGAACTTGACCAGCACATGGTCTTTCTGCTGTTCGTTCTGTGTCATGAAGTCCATCTGGAGCGCTTCGCCGTAGGTGCCACCAAACGAATCGAACTCAATCGATTCGGATACAAGGTCTTTGGCCTTCGACCCAAACATCGCCTTGACCGCATCCACCGACATCGGCTCTACTTCCATCGCATAGCGCACACGCTTCATCGAAGAGGCGGGTTCGGGATAGAAATTTAGCGGGGATATTACGTGTTCTTCGATCTGACCAATGGAGAACTCATCGAACTCCCCATCGATCTCCTGTTCGCGGTCGAGCATGAGCGGAGCGCCTGTATGATCTAGCTGATGCGCCTTGCCCGGTACTAGGTTGCCACCGCACGACGAGCATCTCGACTGCTGAGTAACAGCGGGGACAGTGAGGTCGCATTGGGGACAGTTGAGCACATCCTGTTGGATCGGGCTCTGGACAATCTCTTTCTTCGGGCGACGCACCTTATCGCCCTTACGCGCATTATAGGTAGCGGATACAAACGCATTCCCTGCAATCGCTAGCCATGTAGCGGCAGGGATAATCAGATTCTCTTCGGTGCCTAAGCGACCGAACTCAGAATGCAGAACGCGAGTAGCGGCCCGTGCCGCATCCAGATCGCGCTGATCCTGTGTAGCGGGGTCGACAATAGGAAGGATATCACCCGAGGTGAAGATATCCAGTATGCGTTCTGTGTGTTGGACAATAAGGTTAGTGACGGGGGTAGGCACCCACTCGTCTAGTCCGTGCTTAACGAACTTGCGTGAATGGGGCATATAGCGCACCCATTGGTCACCCGAGTAGAAGTGGATCGCCTCTTTGATCTGTTGCTCAAGGCTGTATCGATTCTGCTTGAGGTGTCCCCACGCATCATCAACAAAGGTGAGTATCTCATCCTTTGAGGTGGGCTTACTCTCTTGGCGCGTGATCGGACCGCCGCCTATAGTGCTATTTGTTGCCATGACTCCACAATCGTAGTGACAGGAATTGGCTATAATAGTTTAACATTAAGAGATTTAACATTGAAGGTCAAGCGCTTTTATCTATTTCTCCAATCGTCACTCTCCTTTTCCATCTTCTTCAGCATCTTCGCGTAGGCTTTATCCGCTTTCCGCTCAGCGCGGCGCTGTAAATGGTCAATCAGCTTATCCTTAGCCAGTGAAATCAGCTTTTTCCACTTCACTACAACCCGCCCATCATAGCCATGAGGGGGCCCATCTGCGGATCTGACTCTGGCGGGGTATCGTTGTTGGTAAAGCGCGAGGCTCTCTTCATATCATCCAACTCCTTCGACATCCTATCGCACGCTTCTTCCCAATCCTCTCTCGCTACCATATAACTCTCACTGGCGGGGAAGTGCCACACCTTACCGCGAGGCAGGGTATCCGACACAATCATATTCACCTTCGGGACGTTGAAGAAGATGTCCGAACTAAAGGGGATATGCTCAGGTCCGAACGCTTGGGGCACGGGAACGGTATCGGTTTCATGTGTTCTTTCTTCTAAAGCCCTATCAATCTCCGCGTCGACGGTATCGGGCGCACCGTACATCGCTTCCTTTCCCTTCGCCTGTTCCGAATCCCAAGACATCTGCCGCGCCTGTGTCTCCGTGATCTGCTTCCCATCGGCGGTAATCGCCACATTGTCGAAGGCCGCGCCCCTACCGCCCCCGGCTCCAAGGAAGTGCCCGTTCGCTGTCTGGTTCTTACCTATGGATGGCATCAGGCTCCCTCCACATCATAGACGGTCGATGAACGCTGGTCCCGAATCCCATCGAGGAACTCGGGATCGAAGCCTTGAGGTGATTCATTAGATAGCTGGGCGTAACGCACTGTCTCAGCTAGTCTTAACACTCCCGCCATTGTGCGCTCTCGCTCCGCACGTTCGAAGTTCAGTTGGCGTAATAGCAAGCCGATTACCAGCACCAGCGGTGCGGTCACGGCAAATAGGGTCAGTAGCTCTTGCATAGGTCCTCCTTCAGATCATGGATTCTACAGTGGATGAGTAGTCTTCGTTAATGCGCACTTCTTTCTTCCGCGCTTGGTCTATATGCCGATCAATCAGGCCGACATCAAGGTCTTCCTCTGACTCAAGATCAATCGGCCGACCATCGAACATAGGCGCTAACGTGCTCTCTAAGCTAGCTTTACGCTCACAGGCTACCCGCATCATCTCACAGCATATCACCCATGCCATAACGAGATCGTCCTTACCGCCCGGTATCGCCTCGTATTTAAGGTTCCGCAGAACGAATATCTCAAACTGCGCTACTAGCTCCCGTGAGTGGCACTTAGCCAACCGCTCTTCCATCATGTGCCGACACTGCGCGACCAGCCGATGGCGGTTGTGGAGATTGATGTTGATCCCCATCTTCATCGTGTGCTTATCGTAGGGTTCGCCCGTATCCTTCTGCTCGTAGTAGATATTGGGGTATTGTAGCTCTAAGAGCGCCCTGTTCGCGCCCCCATCCTTGTTCGATTCGATCCCTACCAACGCCGTATTATACCACATACCTAGCATGTAGGCGTGCTCAGCAAAAGCAAAAGGCTCAATCTTCCCCTGTAGTTCGGCTACCTGCCACCCATTGTCACAGTCCACCACCTCTAATACGCTATCGTCCCCGTGCGCTAGTCCTTCGGCAGGGTCGCCCCCGATCGCATAGGTCTTGTTCTTCCGTGGCTTATCCCAAATTCGCAACGTCATAGTCGCCCTCTACGGTTTCAACGAAGACTGCCTTGCCATCGATCATCTCAAGGTGGCCGTCATGACAAGGGGCCGAGGTTAGGTGCCGTTGCATACGGATCAGCTTGGTGGGAAACGCCAGTTTAACACCCATAGGAACAAAGTGCCCATAAACCCTCGCGTCGATCTCATCCTCGTCCCACTGCTCCATAAGACGATCCTTTGCCTCCTGCGGGATATACGGGTTGTCCAGCATAGACCAGTTGTGAAACTCAATATTCTTCTTCTCCCGTTGCAGGTAAAGCTCTTCATACAACCAAGGGATACCCCCGCCGCGCTTCTCGTCATAGATTGGGGTCATGGTGCCCGTGAAGAACCCATTCTTGTCGGCTAAGCGTGCCACGCATTCGCCATAGATGTCGCGGGGCTGGACCTCGTCGTGATGCACCTTGTCCAGCTTCCTCCCCTGAAACGTGTTCCGCTTCTGTGTGCTGAACTTGACTTGTATCGTCGCCCCGTTCGTCCAGTGGATCGCATGATCGGCCCATCCGTTCTTCTCCGAGTAAGTGCATTCGTCTTTAATGAAGTTCCATAGGAAGCCCGTTTCGTCCGAGCCGAGCACATCGTCGACAATACCGCGCTCCACGATGCCCACCGCTGTCTCTTCGGTGTCTGATACGATCCACATCTGCGGTGGATCCTTATACCGGGTCGTCGGCCGCTTGCTAATAACGTCCAGCATGAGACAATCGGCTACATCTTCCATCAGGCCGGACACCGTCTTACCCGCTCTGTTACCCGCCGTCGCCCACTTGTTCTTGTGGTTGGATGAACAGAAGCCCCACTGAGCAAAGGGATCGCCCTTCTCGTCTTTGAACGGATACCAGCGGTAGAAAGGCGAGGATAGTAGCGAGAGTATCTGGCTATAGGTGTCGGGGAACTGCGCCTGATACACCTCATGCAGTTTAGGTTGCACAGAGAGCGAGGCCGCTACTTCGGCTATCGCGGCTAAGTCGTAGTCTTTCAAGCGAACGCTCGGATCGTACAGGTATAGGTCTGATCTTCTTTTAAAATAGAGCGAAGCTGGCTCATCGCATCCCTTGACGACTTGACCAAGAAGCCCCGATCATCGATCCCATGCGACAGGCCCAAGCCTAGACAGCCCTGCACTTGATGGGACCAGTTGGCTACATGGATCAAACAGGCGTTGCGCACGTTGTTCTCATGCGGCCAGTGCGACACCGACCCGCCAACGAAGGCCCAGGTATTGCCGAACTTCACCGACTCATGCGGCTCTAGTACGTAGTCGCCCGTGGGGATACAGCTAATAGAAGATCGATTCTCCAGCCACGGCCGTTCGATCCCATAGAAGAGCGTATCCTTCACCTTGACCGTCGAGATGGTGCCCGAGCGGTCCATTAAATCTCTCATGATTTCTACATCGGCCATTACCACCATCCTATCGTTGCAAAGGATCGTCCATCGACCAGCTTGTGAATAGATATACTCTCTTCCCGTTCCTGTGCAATAGCCAGTGCCATATGCAACTCTGCCGGGCGGTGACAGTCGTCAATGAGCAAAGGGCTCACGAACTGGTCTTGATGTGCCCAAAACCCCGTGCGCATACTCGACCCCGGGGGACCGTCGACAAGGACCGCACCATACAGGTCCGGTAGCTCAGAGATAAACGCCGGGTCATACCAGCCGTCCACCAGTGGAGCATAGATCACCCGATGCTTGTGCCCTGCAATATAGTCTACATCGTGCTCTACCGACACCAACTCAAACTTCTCAGCCAGCGCTTTCGATCCCGCACCGGAACCTAACTCAATGACCGTAGCGCCCTCGGGTAGGTGATTGAATAGAAAGGCGTGCGCTTGGGGCGGCATAGCCCATACTGCATCCTCACCCTTCATTTGACTAACTCCACGAAGTTATCCCACGTAAGCACGACGATCGGGTCCGCATTGTTCCGCTTAAGAAACAGCACATCGTTCTCCCCTAACCACCCTTCCAGTGTCTTGAACCCCTCGCCATTCTTCCGCGCCTTCACTTCCGCTATCCAATCAATCGCTGGCTTCCTTGCAAACGGTTCACCGAGCCTACTCAGCACAATGTCGCCCTTATACCCCTCGACCGCCCCACTCAGCGGCACCTTCTTCGAATCCACCCCCGCTTCCTTCAGCTTCGCTACTAACTCCCGTTCCACCCGCGCCCCCTTGTCCCTGCTCATCTTACCGCCCATAGGTCCTATCTCCTTTGTGATCGTAATATACCGCTTTCCTCACGCTATGCCAAGCAGAAAGCAAATCCACTTGACACCTACGACCAATCGCTGTATCATGTGAGTAGATCATACACCGACTGGAGATAGTATGTCCCAAGCCGACAAAGACCTCTTCGTAGAACTACTCGTTCAACTCCATCGAACCGAAACCCTTGCCGACCTAAATAGACCCACCGACCTCAAACGCTCCCTGACCTACAGCGAACAGAAGGCCCGCAACACAGACATCAAGCAGAAAGCGATCGCCTACCTCAACTAGGCCCCGCCCCTACATCGAACCAAACAATCCATCGGCCTCACACGCCGTAAAGCTCTAACGAGCGTCCTGTCGGGAGAAGGACCAACCGCTTGAACCATTGGCGTCAGATACGGGGGTAGTGGGCCGTATCGCTGGGAATCCCCAGTACAGTG